AAATTCAAACAGCTTTTTACGGACATTGGAAAAATTCAAGCGAGGCCAAATGATCCGGCAAAAAGTTCCTCACTCAATTCTTTGGAAAAAGAAGTAGAGGTGCAGAAATTAGTTAATGAATGGCGAGTAATTAGTTTTAACTCTTTGGAAAATTACAACAAAGCCGTTGAGGATAGTAATAAAGTACTGGATCAATACAACTTTTCGCTGCTAAACGAAAAACAGCAGCAAGCTCAAGTCAATGCTGAGCTGACACAGCTCCTTGCTCTGCGTCGCGCGGATGAAGCCTTAATAGCAAATAGAGACACATCTAAAAAAATGCTAACAGTGGATGAAGTTGAAGCGATTGAGAGAATGCTTGTTACTCTTCCAAAAATAAATGAACTCATCGGCAAGCGTAAGGTTTTGGAAACCGATCTCCAAATCATCGCGCGCAAATCTGGCGACATTATCGCAAGCGGATTCGAAGACGCGATTTTCAGCGGCCAAAAGCTCGGCGAAGTTATCCGGTCGCTCGGAATGGATTTAATGCGCATGATCTTTAATCAGACCGTTACCGCTCCGCTGGCGGCGGGAATCAGTGGCGCGATCCTGAAGGGCTTCCGCGCCGAGGGCGGACCCGTCGGCGCAGGCGGTGCATACATGGTCGGCGAAAAAGGCCCAGAGCTATTCGTACCAAGCTCCTCGGGCAGCATCGTGCCGAACGGCGCAATGGGCAGCAGCGGCGGGGGCTCAGGCGGCGTCACGGTCAACTACAACATCGCGGCGGGAGTCAGTCGCGCCGAGCTGGTGCCAATCCTTGAACAAGAGCGGCGGCGCCTCAAGGCCGAGATTCCCGACATGGTGCGCCGCGGGGGAAGCTATCGCGCAGCGTTCGCTTAATCGTCATGGCTATCTCCTACCCACTTTCTCCGCCGTCTCCGTTTAACCTTTCGCGTTTGTCGCTCACGGGCGTCTCGGCCGTGTCGCGCAACACATCGCCGTTTACGATGCAGACTCAGCAATACAATTGGACGGGTCAGGCATGGCTCGGCTCGGTCGATTGCCCTCCTATGGTGCGCGCGGACGCTGAGGCCGTAATTGCGTTCCTGCTCGCGGCGCAACGCGGCACGTTCTACTTTCAAGACTATGCCAACCCGACGAATCGCGGGGGCGTTACCGGCACGCTGACGGTAACCACGGCGACGGCAAACGCCACGACGCTGACCTTTGGTGGCGCAACCGGTTCCTTCGCACTTGGCGACTGGCTGCAAATCTCAACGAGCCTTTACAAAGTCGTGCAGGTCAATTCGTCATCATCGGTTGAAGTGTTCCCTGTGCTTCGTTCAAGCTACGCCGCAAGCACGCCGATCACCTACGCAAACGCGAAAGGCGTCTTCCGCCTCGCATCCGGATCGACCGAGTGGTCAATTGACCTCGCCTCTATTTACGGCGTGAACTTCTCAATTATCGAGGACGTAGCATCATGAGCATCACAACCGCAGGTCGCACGATCTCGGCGGACATGGTGACGGAGGTCACCACCGCGCAGCTCTCGCCGATACTCATGGCGGAACTAAATTTCTCGACTCCGGTTTACCTTTGGAGCGGCTACGGGACGATCACGTACAACAGCATTGGCTACCTCGGGCTCGGGACGCTCGGAACAATATCGCCGGTAGAGGAGACAACGGACCTTTCAGCGCGTGGCGTAACTATGCAGCTCTCTGGGGTGCCAACAGCGATGGTTTACACTGCGCTGACCGAGGACTATCAGGGCCGGACGTGCTCGGTAATGTTCGGCGCGCTCTCGCCTACGGCTGGGCTCATCGCCTCACCGATCACGATCTTTGCCGGCAGAATGGACGTGATGCAAATCAGCGACGACGGGCAGACGTCGCTCATCACCATGAGCGCGGAAAACAAGCTTGTCGATTTCAAGCGCACTCGTGAACAACGCTACACCGATGAAGATCAGCAGACGCTTTTTCCGACCTACGCGGCAATCACTTTGCCGGACCTCGGGCTAGAGTTCGTAAACGCGATTCAAGAAAAGACGATTTACTGGGGCAACCAGAACACGACGAACGCGTCGAACTGGAACGGCGGCAGCGAAACAACGCAGCCCGACGACTAATGAACCGCGCTGCAAATTGGCCAAAGCTCTTGGCTGGGTTCATTGACGAGCGGCGTGACGTTCCATTCGCGTGGGGGAAGGCCGATTGCTGCCTGTTTGCGGCCGATTGGGTGCGGCTGGCTACTGATCTAGACCCTGCCGCCGATCTTCGCGGAAAATACAATTCTGGGCTCGGTGCACGGCGCATCATTAAACGAAGCGGAGGGCTCGACGTGATGGTCGCGCGCGCTTTGCTTACTCTTGGATTTCGAGAGGTCGCGCTGTCGCTCGCTGGGCGCGGGGACATCATCGTGCGGGACTCTGGTGATGGGGACTGCGCGGGCGTCGTGATGGGAGCGCAATCTGCGTTCGTGGGTCGCGATGGGCTGAGTTTTATCAATACGCATCTTCAGACCGACGCGCGAATTTGGAGAATTTAACACCATGCCGAGCCTACTGATTAACGCAGCCTATTACCTTTATGTTGGCGTCAACGCAGTAGCTGGTGCAGTCGTGCTCAGTGAGGCCGCAGCGATCGCCGTCGTTAATTTCGTGGCGCTTACAGCCGCCTCGATGGCCGCGTCAAAGCTCCTTGCGCCAAAGATGCCGAGCTTCTCAGACGCCTCGCTCTCGGAGCGTTCGCAAATGGTGCGCTCTCCGATTGCCTCGCGCCAAATCATTTACGGCACATCGAAGGTTTCGGGCGTGGTCGTTTACATTTCCACGACAGGAAACAAAAACGAAAACTTACACATGGTCGTCGCGTTGGCCGGTCACGCGGTGCAGGAAATCGGGGACGTGTATTTCGGCGAAGACTTGGCGCTTACCGGATCGGGCTCATCGGCAAATCAGGGCCGCTTTGTAGGGAAGGCTCAAATCTACAAGCAGCTCGGAAGCTCAACTCAGGTAGCGCAGCCGCAACTCGTGTCCGCGACCTCAGGGCTCACCGATGGGCGATGGACCGACGCGCATCGGATGCGCGGCATCGCTTACATTTACGTGAACCTGCTTTGGGACACTGAGGTTTACACAAACGGAATCCCGAACATATCGGCGATCGTGAAAGGCAAGGTCGTTGCCGATCCGCGCACTTCGACAACCGCATGGAGCGCAAACCCAGCGCTCTGTCTGCTCGACTACCTCAAGAGCGATCTTGCGCTCTCCATGAACGACACCGAGATTGACGTGGAATCGTTCAAGACTGCGGCGAACATTTGCGACGAGCAAGTGCAGGTGCTGCCGGTCTCGCCGGTCACCTACGAGAACCGCTACGAGTGCAATGGCGTGCTCTCAACGAGCGAATCGCCAGACTCTAACATCGGCAAATTGCTTAGCTCGATGGGCGGGCTAATCGCCTACTCAGGCGGCAAGATTGTGCTCTACGCGGCGGGCTACCGCATCCCAACCGTAACGCTGAGTGAGAAGCATTTCGCTGGCGGCATGAGCGTGCAGACGCGGACGAGCGCGCGCGATCGCGTGAACGCCGTGAAAGGTGTTTACGTCTCCGAGGCAAATCAATGGCAGGTCTCGGACTTCCCTTCGATTGCGCCATCGGCCTACTACACGGCGGACAACAGCGTGCGCTACTGGCGCGACGTAGTGCTGCCGTTCACGACCTCCTCGTCTTGCGCGCAGCGTCTCGCTGTCATCGAGCTCCGCCGAGCGCGCGAAGAAATCACATTCACCGCGCGCTTCCGACTCGAAGCGATGCAGGTCCGCGCAGGCGATACGGTGATGATCACCAATGCAAAACTCGGGTGGTCCGCGAAGGTATTCGAGTTGATGGAGTGGCATTTTACGACAGAGGGAAATCCGCCGAATATCGGCGTCGAGATGACGATGCGCGAGACCGCTTCGACTGTTTACGATTGGACCGTTGCGGACGAGGTTGCGGTTCCAGATTCGCCAAATACGACGCTACCGAACCCCTACGACCTGAGCGCGCCGACAAATCTCACGCTTACGGCAAACGGAACGACGCAGCTAATCCAAGCCGACGGCACGGCGCTGCCGCGCATCCTTGTGGCGTGGACCGCGCCAGCCGAGGCGTTCATTCAATCGGGCGGCGTAGTGGGCATCGAATACAAGGAAAGCACGTCAGCGACGTATCTCACATGGAGCCGCGTCGGAGGAGATCAGACGCGCGACTACATTTCGAGCGACGTGAAGATCGGTCTGACCTACGACGTGCGAATTTTTGGAGAGTCTTATTTCAACGTATCGACGAGTTACCTCACGGCGCAAACAGGCGTCGCCAAGGACACCACCGCCCCAAGCATCCCCACCGGCCTCACCGCCGTCGTCGGTACGGGCCGCGCCGTATCGCTCGATTGGAACGACAACACCGAGCCCGATTTCTCGGAGTATGGCATTTATCGCAGGACCACGCCGGTCACTCCTCAGGACTCGGTGACAGGCAAGATCGCCGAAGTGCGCGCGTCGCGGTTCGTGGACACGGAGGTGACAATCGGTACGACGTATTACTACTGGCTGAACGCTTACGACACGGTGGAAAACGTGTCAGGCTTTACCAACTACGTGCAGGCGACGCCATCGGTCATCACCGCGGGGCCTATCGACCCAACCGCGCCGAGCACGCCAAACGCGCCGACGCTCATCAGCACGACGGTTTATCTTTCGTCGGACGGCGGTTCGTTTGCGCGCGTCTCGCTAACCGCTCCACCGCTTCCATCTGGTGCGGTTGCTCTCGATGTGCTCTACCGGCGCACGGGCGCGAGCGATTACATCGTCGCAAATCAAATCGCGTCGTCGGTATCCTACGCGGTGTCGATTGACGATCTCTCGGTTGGCGTGGCCTACGAGTTCGCAGCGCGCGGGATTTCGTTCTCGGGCGCGATCTCGCCAATCTCAACCGCGTTGAGTCAGAGCGCGCCGAGCAACACGACGCCGCCAGCTGCACCGAGTGCTCTCACGTATGTCGCAGGAAATGACGCCGCGTTTTTGAGACCGCCCGAAACGAGCGCGGGAGACGTGACCTTCTCGGTGCGGGTAAACTGGACTGCATCCACAACGAAAAGCGTC